GGGCTCATTTTGAAGCTCCTTCTGTTGGGCGCCGCTCTGCGTGACGCGGCGCGGGTCGCAGTCGAGCACGATGCCGCGCTCATCGAGCAGCCGGTTGATCTCGGCGATCTGTTCGAGCTGCGCGTCGGGGTCGTAGCCCTGTTCAGCGATCGCCTGCCGCAGCGTCAACGTTCCGGTGCGCAGGCGGTTGAGCGTTGCGACCGAGTCCTTGTACGGATCGACGCTGCCGAAACCGGGTGGCGTCCATTCGGCGCGGAACGGCCCGGGCTCGGGGATGGCGCCGGCCGCGTAGGCCACAGCGAGAAACCGCTCCCAAACCGGCGTGCACAGCATTGGAATGAAGGTCAGCCAGCGAAAACCCTCGATGCCGTTGCGGAAGCTGAGCAGCCCCGCGCGGTAGCTCGAGTAGTTCACGCGGGAGAGATCCCCGGTCAGCTGCTCGTAGGTGAGCTGCAAGCCCGTGGCAATTTGAGCCTGCTTGGCGGCGACATAGTCGCGGTAACCCGCCGAGGCCGACGGTGAAGCAAAGGTGATCTCCTCACCCGGTTTCAGGTACTCGATCATGCCCGGCTCGAAGCTTTCGACGCGCTTGCCGGTGGCCGCATCGGTGACAGTGGGCGCGATCGGCGGACCATCCGGGCCCTGCGGTTGCGTCACGAACGCCGCGAAGCAGGCCTCGATCTTCTTGCGGACCAGTTCGGCTTCTTCGTACTCATCGAGGTCGCGCAGCGTGACCACGACGGGCGCAAGCCAAGGCACGCCGCGCACCTGGCCCGGACGGTCCTTGCGGTAGATGTGCAGGACCTCGCTTGCTGGGACGCGCAAGGATTGCAGCGACGCCCCACTACGGACGCCCGTCTGAACCACATCTCCGGGATGTTGGCCGTAGAGCCAGTAGAAGACGCGGCGGCCCACCAGATCGAACTCGACGCCCTGAATGATGTAGCCCGTCTCAGTCTTCTGCGTCTTAGTGTGATCGAGGTAGTCCGGTTCGAGTACCTGGAGCTGCAACGGAACCGTGAGTCCATCGCTCTCGCGCCGCTGCCGGAAGCGCACCAGACATTCACCGCTCTCAAAGACCGTACGCGCGATCAGCGCCTGGAGACCGTAGAAGTCGAGCTGCCCGTCGGCGTCGCACTCTTCGATCCAGTCCGCCCAGGCCGCGTTGATCAAACGGTCCAGGTCCGGCTCGCCGCTTCGCGCCTGTGCCGTGATGCCTGTGCCGATGGCGTTGCCGACCACCTCGGCCACGGCGCGCGCCGCGTAGGCGTTGTTGCGGATCAGGTCGCGCGAGCGCTCGCGCAGCTTCGACAGCGCGACCGAGATCTCGGCGTTGGCCGAGTTGCCCGTCGTGACCCAGCCGCCGGTGCGGCGATCGGTCCGCGCGCCTTCGTAGGCGAGGCGGATGAGCTCCCCCGCGCGTCGTGCGCGCATCCGGCGCAGACCCGTCTCGGGCGACACCCAGGCGATCGCTTTGTCGAGCCAGTTCATCCTTTTGAGGTCTGGGCGAAAGAAAAACGGTCTGTCGTGGTGCCGGATTCCGCGGCGAGTGCTTCCCGGATCACGGCGCGCGCCCGGAGCAGTTCATCCATCGAGCGGTAGGTCACCGTGCGATCGCCAAAGCGGACGGTCAGTTCGCCGCTGGCGATGGCTGTTTCAACGGCGTCGAGCTGTTGCTGCGTCCAGGCCATCTACCCGCGCCTCCGCCTGAAATAGAACGTCGCCCGCGATCCGAACTCGCGCACAACGGCCACCAGTTCCCACCCTTGCGCGCCGTGTTCGTCGAGAAGGTCCGGCGATTCGGCGTCGCCGGTGACCACCAGGTACTCCCAGGCGCCAGGTGTACCCTGCGCGCTGGGCTGATTTCTCACTTTCATCGCGTGAGCCACTTCCTTCCTCGCTCCCCAAGCCAGCGCTCGCGATCCCGCTCATCCTCCGGCACCGGACGCGGGCGGTTGGCGGCCAGGATCCGGTCGGCTTCGTTGTCGAGCGACAAGCCCATCGACACGAGGGCCCGCAGCGCGGCGTAAGCGTAGACGCGCGCGTCGAGCGCCTCCTGCCGCACGCCGGGCTTGGGCCGCCACTCGCGCTTGGGCTGGCCCTTCGCATACGTGGTCACCAGGACCTCGCCGAGGAGCTGCTCGAAGTAGCCTTCCTCGCGGTCGGCCGGAAAGTGTGAGTAACCGGGCGTGCCCGGCGTCGGGTTCTTGAGCCGCCCGTAGATCGTTTCCTTCGCGGTATCGGTGCCGACGATCCACGGCTTCTCGCCACGGATGTTCTTCGCCGTCGGCTTGCGCTGCCAGACGGGCAGCGGGCCGCCCTTGCCTTTCACGGCGAAGATGCGCCGGTGATACCGGGTCCGGCAGAATTCATACACCGCTTGGGACTCGTAGCCCGCGTCGATCGCGCACGCCGCCACTGGCAGCGAGATCCCCGTTTCGTGCGGCCAGCGCCGTTCAAGATAGGTGTCGAGCTCCTGCCAGACCAGCGCGCCCGAGGGATCACCCGGCAACACGCGGTACTCAATCGACCACGATTCCTCGCCTCGCCCCCAGCCGACGAGCTCCAGCTCGAGGCGATCCTTCTGCACATCGACGCCCGCTGTCAGCACGACAGCGCCGTAGGGCACCGCGGCCCGGTAGTGCTCGCGTCGCGCCATGACCGTCGCCTGGTCGACCGTGGTTTCCGCCGCATCGTCCCAAGGCTCGGCAAGCACCGTGTTCACGAACTCGCGCAGCGTCTCGATCGACTTCTTGTCGGCCAGGAACTTCTTCGCCAGCGCGCCCCACTTGCGCCAGGGCGAGTAGAGACCGTTGATCCAAAAGCCGGCGATGTCGCTTACTTCAGGCCGCGCGGCCCGCCACTCGCCGGCTTTGAGCATCGGGTGCTTCTGCCAGTCGGCAATCAGCTTCGAGCAGTGCTCGCAGCGGTACTGCGCCTTCTCCGGCGCCTCCTTCGGCCAGACGAGGTTGCCCCACGCGAGAACCTGAAACGCGCCGCAGTGCGGGCAGGGCACCCAGAAGCTCTGCTGGTTCGAGTTGTGCCAGGCTTGCTCGATGCGCGAGGCGCCCTTGGTCGTCGGCGTCGAACAGAGCACGATCTTCCGGTTCCAGAAGTTGGCCGTGCGTGTGATGGCCAGGTTGACCGGATCGCCTTCGCTACCGGCGCTTGCGGGATAGCGGTCCACCTCATCGAGAAGGCAGTAGCGGATCGAGCGCATCGCGAGGCCCGCCGGCGAGTTCGCCGCCGCGAGCGTAATCGAGCCGCCCAAGAACTTCTTGTGCAGGATCGTGTTGTTCGAATCCCGCGAGCGCGCATCAGCCACCTTGCCGCGCAGACATGGCGTATCGCGCAGCATCGGAGCCAAGCGGTCCTTGGAAAACGCCTCGGCGTCGACCTCCCGTGGCTCGACAAGCAGCACCGGCCCTGGATCGAGCTCGATGATGTAGCCAAGGAAGTTCTCGAGCAGTGAACTATTATGCGTCGGAATCATCCCCCGGCCTGCCAGGAACAATCGCGACGGAGAATCCACCGCCAGACACCGCACTGGAACCGATGAGACGGGTTCGATCGCGACGATGCTCCGGCGGCGGCTCTCGGTCGGGCGACTCTGACGCGAACCCACGCTACGGAGACGATCGAGCTTCCGCTGGAGCCGAAATGGCTGATCTTCCCGGTACGCCGTGAAAGTGATCCGGTACTTTGGGCCGCAGTCGGCGCCGCGGAGTGTCGCCCGCCCAATTCTCAAGGCTGGTTTAAACCCCAAAGACACCGCGAGCTCGTAGAAATCGCGTGCGAGACGTTCGTTGGTGTTGGTGAATTCGACCGCTGAGCCCGTCAAAGACGCATATCCGTCAGTATCCAGCAGTCCCTGGAGCAGAGCGAGCCGTTGTCTCTCCGAAGCGCGCAGATACATCTGCGGGATGTGCTTGTCGCCCAGCACGCCCAAGCGCCGGAGTTGGGCAGTCATCGTGTCGGAGGTATCCGGCGTATTCGTTGCGCCAGAGACTCGCGGAAATAGCCGTTCCTGGCCGAGGCGTTCAATGCGCCGCCGCTTGGTCGCGACGGCCCGCATCGTCTTGCAGCGGCGGCAACCATACGGGCTTAAGTTCGCCCCTTCGAGGCGGTGCCCTCTTCGGCATTCCGCGCGCAGAGCGAGGCGAGTTGCACGGCCCACTTGAACGGTGGCTACTCCGGTTGGCGTGCAGCGGATGACCCGCGCATCAGTGCCGGTCGCTCGCAAGAGTTGGTCCATTCCATCGCTGAGAAGGCCGGTAATCTGGGCCGAGTGAGCGTTGCCGTCACCCAGCCACACACCCAATGTGTAGGGTTCGACAGGCAGAACCACGTTGGGGAGCTCCAGTGGCTTGGTGCAAGCAATGCGGTATCGAGAGGCTTTTCGTGGTTGCCGCGGGATAATTACCTCCGCAGCCATCTCTTCCGTGCTCACTTCGCGAAAGCGGTCCTGCCGCCGGTCGTACGCCCTCCAGCGATGTTCGCCGTCGGTGACGATCTCGTTGCCGTCATCGAAGCGCACACGGTAACACGGGCGTCCATACTTGATCTCGCTGACAGCAACCACTCGACAAGTGGCGCCGCGGTCATCGAACAAGGTGTCGCCGGGTTGAACCTCCCCAAACCGCATCCAACCGTCAGGCGTCGGAACTGGCGTGTCGAGAGCAAGGCATTTGCCACTTTGGGCTGCCCACATCATGACGACCGTCTCGTACGAGCTTGCCGGGCCCATGGCGTCCATCACCGCGCGCTGATACGGCGCCCGGTCCGTGCGCCACTCGCCCTTTTCCGCGGCCGACTCCGACGACAGCCGCCGGTTCTGATCCGCCCATTGCGAAACGGTCAGGTCCGGCGGCGGCAACAGCACATCTGCCGCCAGGATCTGGATTTCGTCAACGCGCATGCTGGACGGCGCGGTGGGTATCGTTCAGCAGGACGCGCGCCTCGCGCATCAGCACGTCCCACACCTCGCGTTCATCGGTGAGCGGCGCGACCTCCGGCGCAACCCGGTTCGGCCAAGCCATCACGGTTTCCCGGATCACCACGAGGATCGCCTCGATCCGTTGGCGAAACAAATCGGTCTCCATCAGCTTGCCCATCTTCAGGTCGTACTCGATCTTCCGCAGCCGGGCCTTGAAGACCATGTCGGCTGTCTTCGCCTGGGCAAACGTCGTCCCCGTGGACGCAGCCTCAATCGGAGCGGCTGCCACGCGTTCCGAGACCGGCTCGGGCCGGTCATCGAGCACGGCGTCCGAGGCCGGCGCGTCCACCTTGCCGCCACGCATAACCAGGACGCCGGCCTTGGCCAGCCGGCTGATGTACTGGCGGCTCTTGCCGCGGTGCCGCGCGTACTCGGCCTGGGTCATCAACCTGTCCGACATCTCCGGCTCTATCTGTTTGAAACGTCGCGAGATTCAGTTGTTCAATTCCGCTTGATTGTTCGGCGCCCCCGAGCAATGAATGGAGTCGCAATGAGGAACACCAAAGCGCAATCGACCACGCAACAAACCGCCGCTCACCTGTACGCCGAGCGGTACGCCGAAGCCCAG